CAAGTACCGAGCAAACTCCTGAAGTTAAAATGAAAGAAGCTAAAACAGTTGATGGTTTAGTATTTGCTTATGATGGGGAATTAGTTATCGGAACTGCAATAATGGATATTACAAGTGGCACAGCAACCCCAGTAATGGATGGTGAATACACAATGGAAGATGGTAACATCGTAACTATTGCAAGTGGAGTAGTAGCTGAGATTGCTAGTAAAGCAGAAGAAGCTCCTGAGTTACCTGAAGTAGTTGCTCCAGAATTAAAGATGCCCGATATGAAAACTCAAATGAGTAACATGCAAGTATCTTTAGAAAGTCAAATATCTAGTTTGAAAAAACAAGTTGTTTTACTTAACAAAGTAGTTAACGAAATCTTAAACACACCAATACAAAATGAAACTAAGGTTTCTAAAAATTGGGAAGAATTAAGTCCTTTAGAAAAATTTAGATTATCAAAATAATTAATTAATAACAATTTAAAAAAAAATATAAAATGGCAATTTCAGCAACAATAGTAGACATCAGAGGTAAAGCGGTCGAGCCGATTATCGAAGAGATTTTATTCGCAAATGACACAGTAAACAAAAACTTAGTAAGTTTAGCAACTGACATCAAGAGCGATACCATATTTACCGAAAATGATAATTCGGCCACGATGACAGCATACTCAAGTGGTGCTCCAACTTCGGCTGGTACTTTTGGAATAGTAGATACAGCTATCACTCCAACTAAAATAATGTACTACCAAGAATTTGACCCGAACACTTTACGTTCTTCACGTTTCAACAGAAGCATGAAGCCAGGTGCATGGGAAATTGAATCAAGTGAATTTGGTTCTGTAGTATTAAAGTCTTATGGTAATTTAATTGCTGAAGATTTACAAAATAAGTTTTGGAATGGTGCAACAAGTGCTACACGTACTGCGGTAGCTGCTTTAACTCCTGGAACTGGTCAAGGTTCAGTAGGTGCTGCAGAACAAACTTTAGTAGCATCAGGTTCAGCTACACTGATTGATGGTGTTGCAACTAGAATGATTTATAATGGTGGTGCTTTAGGAACTCGTGTTAAAGTTGCTGGAACTACTTTATCATCTAGTAATATCGCAACTGAAATGGCAAAAGTTTACGAAGCAATTCCTGCTCGTGTTTTATTTGGAGCTGTTAAACCTTTTATCTATTGTCCTTACAATGTAAAGCAATTTATAAATGTTTATAACATCACTGCTACTTATCGTGATTTATTTGCGGTAACTAATTTAGGGCAACCAACTGAAGCTTATTTCTATAACGGGGTACAATTACAATTTGTTCCTTTAGCAAGTAACGTTTTAATCGCAGCTCGCCCAGATTATATTTTTTGGTGTACTGATTTAACAAGTGATATCAATAAATTTGAAGTTAACAAAATTGCTTTCAATCGTGAAGATATGTTTGTAAAAAACATTATGACAATCTTCGCTCACGTTGTGAATCAAGCAATGAATGTTCTTTACGTAGGATAAAAATTAATGGAGGGGTAACCCTCCTTATTATAAACAAATTAAAATTATAAAAATATGGCATGCGTATTAACATCAGGTTATACCTTTCTCGGATGTAAAGGTGGAGCTGGAGGAATAAAGAAAGTTTATCTAACTGAATTTGAAAACAACTCAGGAACTGGTTATACTTTTACAGCAACTGCTGGATTAGTTACAGCTTATACTTTAGCTACAGGCAAGAAGTATCGGGTATATTCTCTCGATAAGGAGATGTCGAACATGACTAGTCCGGGAACTTATACTCCAGGTTCAGGAACTATTTCTTATGAGCCACAAATCGATTTCACTATTAAGAAATTAACTACTGCAGTTATTCAAGAAATTCACTTAGTTGCTCAAAACGTATTGACAATGATGGTTGAAGATATTAACGGTGATTATTGGTTATTTGGTAAGGATCAAGGAATGGATTTATTAACTTGGAGTTTAGAAAGTGGAACTGCACTTACTGATTTTAACGGGCAAAAACTTTCTTTTAAAGGCAAAGAGATATCTCCAATTTACAAAGTAACAAGTACTTTAATTGCTAACTTAATAGCTTAATAAGTAACTTTTTAAAGTTAAGCTCAGGCCCGTAAGCTTGAGCTTTTTTTTTAAATAACAATTTTGTATATTTAAACATTATTAAAGTAGTGATAACGATAAACAAAAATACTTCGAATACAGTTGTTTTAACACTTACTGAAAAATGTTTGTTAAACAATCCTTATTTTTTATTTGAGTTTAAAAACGTTTCAACAAATACAAAGCAATTTATTATTCCTATTGATAACAGTACGCAAAAAGATAGGTTTAATCAGTTTACAATAGTAGAAACAACAACACCAACAATCCCTCAAATCAAGTTGACAGTAGGGGATTATGAATATACAATTTATGAACAAGCGAGTAGCTCGAACACAAACCCAGCAGGATTAAATGTTGTTGAGGTGGGTTATGCAACTTGTTATGATTTAACTACAGTTACCTTTGCTGAATATCAAGGTGGCACAACAACTAATAAAGTTTATAATGGCTAGAAAATTAGAAGTATATAATGACATAATTACTATTAAGATGGATGTTAATCAACTTCCTACTTATAAAATAGATACGGCTGGAGAATTTGTTAAGTGGGGCAAAGACAATAACTTCCCAAAAGAATTATTAAATTCTTATAACAATCACCCTGAACACGCTGCTATTTTAAAAGGTAAAGCACGTTATCTTAGCGGACTGAAAATAGTACCTAGTCAAGATTTACCACAAGTTCAACAATTTTTAGCCAAAGCAAATAGATTTGATTCATGGTATGAATTAAGAAAAAAATGTGATTCCGATAAAGCAATTTACGGAGGTTTCGCATGTCAAGTAACTACAAATTTAATAGGACAACCGATTGAGTTTTACCATTTAGATATGGGTAAGATAAGATTAAGTGCAGATAATTGCGGAGTTTGGTATTCAGAAGATTGGACTGCTAAAAGTTATCATTTAAAGAAAACTTACTTTCCATTTTACAAGGAAGGTTTTATAGGTGCCTCAATTTATTATTCTAAGGACTTTACACCGTCTTTAAATGAATTAGATGGACTTTACCCTTCACCCGATTATTCAAGCGTTCTGTTGGACATTAATACCGATATTGAAATTAGTAACTTTTTTCATAGTTTAGTAAAGAATGGATTTAGTGCTGGTCATATTATAACTTTCTTTAGTGGTAAATTAACACCTGAAGTAAAGGAGGATATCAAAGAACGTTTTCAAGAGAAACATCAAGGCACACAAAATGCTGGAAAGGTAGTATTAAGTTTTACTAATCCCGATGGTAAAGGAGCAGAAGTTGTAAATGTAACTCCAACAGGTTTAGCAGACCAATACGAAGCGTTAAATAAACGTAACCAACAAAAGATAATAACAGGACATAACGTTCCAGGAGTATTGTTTAAAATTAAAACTGAAGGTACTTTAGGCGAGCGTAACGAATTAGATTTAGCACACGAATTATTTATTAACGAATATGCTAAGATTGAACAAGTAGCTTTTAATAAGTTTATTGATAAAATGTTTAAACTAAAAACTGGTTTAGATATTACATTTGAAGTAGAACAAGTTCAGCCAATAGGCAAAGAACTTCCATTAGAAAATCAAAATGTTATCAATGCTTTAAATTTACGTGATCCTAATATCGTAACTAATTATATAATTGAAAAATACGGGTTAAAGATTGAAGCTGCAGAAATTGGTACTCCGAGTGCAACTGTAATTCAAGAAGAAATACAGGTTAACGAACACCTTAAAAACTTAACAGGCAGACAAAGACAAAATTTATTTAATATAGCCAACAAGTTAAAGAAAGGTGATTATACAGCGGATCAAGCATTAATAATGATTAAAACAGGGTTTGGATTAAGTGATGCGGATGCTTTAACGTTCTTAGGAATAGCTCAGGATGAAATGAATAATGAGGTTGTAAAAGTTCAACAATCATCTGATAAAGAAAAAAGATTTATTGAATGGGTAAAAGCAAATGCTGTAGATGTAGATGATGATGATGAAATAATAGACCTTGAATATGTAAACTTTAAA